AGATTTTTCTGTTCAAGATATAACAATGGGTTGCAAACAATTTCAAAACTTTCACAAAAATAATTACAATCCATCGTGGAGTAAAAAGAGAAAACCAACTACAAATGCAAATGTGACTAACATGTTAATGCAAAAGAAAAAAACTGGTAGTTCTATTGTAGTTGAAAAGAAAAAACACTCTGACGAAGAAGCAAGTTCGCAATCAAATAAAGAAATAAAAAAACATCGAGGTTACAGTGGACATTAATTTTTAAACTTGACTAATAAAATATTTATTTATTTCTTCTTGCTTTCGTTGATCTATATTTCCAATACTTACCATCCATGGAGATGGTTGTGAAAACATATCTGCAAAAATATCAGAAACATAAACTGGCTCATTTTGTTCTTCTTCGAATGTCCTGGGTATATATTTATAAATTATTTTTTGTTCGGGACAACTCTGTGTATTTCTTGTAACTGCAATTGCTATACATAATATTCCAAGAAACATCAAAAATATTATTATTATTTTGGTTATCATTAAATTATTGTAGTATAATCTAATAATTTAAAAAATTATAATCGTTTAATAAAATAACTTTTATTTTCCTCTATTTTATCCATGAAAAATCTCCTAAAAATAATTTTTATTTTCCTCTATTTTATCCATGAAAAATCTCCTAAAAATAACTTTTATTTTCCTCTATTTTTCATGTATTCTTTCATTTTCTCTAATTTTCCTTTAATTTCATTAGACGTCATTTTTAGTTCTTCAGCTTTCTTTGAATTATCTTCTGTTGTGGCATTATCAGTATTTGATACAATTGCTTTTGCTTCTTCTCTCTTTTCCAAAGTTTTTCTTAGTCTTTGTTTTATTGCTTCTGCGTCATGTTGTCTTGATTTTGTATTAGACTTTGTAACTTTTGGTTCTGCTGGAGTTGTTTCTGTTTCTCCGCTATTTTTATCATAATTTCTTACGGCGTCCTTAATTGAATTTTTAATTCGATCTTTGTGTGCAACTTTATCTTTATCGAGTTGTTCTTTTCTTCTTCCGACCAATTCGTTTAATGTTTCCAATTCTGTCTTGTGAACTTTACCCATAATTTTATCAAGCTTTTTATTACGATATTTTACTTCTTCTACTTGACTTGTATTTGGATTCCATGGCAACCATTTTCCAACTTCTCCGAGCCATATATCAAAATATTTGTCTTTCTTTTTGAGAACTTCTAATGCTTTTTCTGCTTTTTCTCTAGACGAATAAACTCCTCTAATTTTAACTCCTCTGATGTCACAATTCATAATTCTTTCTGGGGAGATAAACGACATCAATACATATAATTGTCCTGGTATAACATCATCTTCATCTAAACAATCGATTTTTGTGTATTTATAGTGTTCGCCTTCTATATCTTCCACTACCGGTTCATCACGCACAGAATCATTATTATATTCAAACTCTACATCGTCTTCTAAAACTTCTTGTAATACTGACGTTGTTTTATCTTGAGAGCTTTCCAACATAACTTCCACAGGAGATTCAGTAATAGATTCATACAGTGGGTTATGTGTGGACAACTGGCGATCCACACTAATAACATTTTCAGAATTTGATTCCATAATTTGTTTTAACTAATATTTGTTTAAGTGTTATTTGTTTAAGTATTATTGAGATATTTAAACAAATTTATTCATATTGTACAGTAGGATAATAACAATCAATAACAATAAACGCCAACGTTATTATTAAAATTAATCTAATAATATGATTATATTCTTCTTGTTTTAATGACTGAGTTAAGACACAATAAATAATTGCAAAAAACAACCCAAGTTTAAATATTTTATGAAATAAATAATTCCAATCCATTATATTATTTATTTCATAAAATATTTAGAACACTGGTTTTGTTATATGTTTTTTGAAAAAATATATAACAAAAACTATGTGAGAAGTATTATAAAAATATAAAAAATCATTTCAGAAATGACGAATGAAATTTCCACCCCATGTCTTTACATACTTTGTTCCAAATAATATCTTGATCTCTCAATTTATCTTTACTTTTTAAAAGTGCAAAAAATTTCGCATGTTCGTCCATTTCCAATATTCTAAATAATTTATTTAAAACATATGCATAATTTAAAAAATTGGATCTGGATTCAGGACAATGTTTATGAAAAGAATCTTGCATTGACTGAAACATATTTATTATTGTTTCTTCTGTCTCTCTTGACAATGTTATCGGACTTGCCCCAGATACTTTGCAATAAATTTGTTGTAAATGTTCATATGATGTAGTAAATCTGTGTTTTTTTAATATAGACATGACATCTGGGGGAACACATTTTTTTACATCTATGCGTTTTTTCTTGAGATCTCTTATGACAACTTTACAAACATCGTCGGGTACATCAGAACTTTCTTTTGATTGAAATTGGTTTAATTTTTCTTTCAAATGATTTACTTTTTTATATGGGTATTTTTGTTGTTTTTCGACATCACCTTTATGTGTGGAGATTTCATTTTCTATTAATATATGTTCTGTTTCTCCACATTCTTTACAAACATAACATGCGGCATCAGGACATAATATTTTTTCTATGTTACAATTTGTACAATATATAGTTTTTGATGTTTTAGATTTTCCACATGCATATCCTTTATCTGTCAAATATAAATATTTTTCTTGTAATAGTGCTTTATTTACAGTTTGCTTTGGTTGTTGTGACGGTTCTTCAGGTTGTTGTGAAGATTGTGGTCTTTCTTGCCTAGCAAAATAACTGAAAATAGTATTTGCTGATTGAGTTTGATGAGATATTTTTCTTTTTTTTACTGGATTTTTTACTTTTCTGGTTTGTTGACTTAATAAATTAAGTTCGGTAAGTTTATCAACTGGATCTTTTTTTGTAACGTTACCGGTTTCAGTTTCTGTTGCTTCTGTTAGATCTGAAAAATTAATAACGCCATCTGTCGGCTCGTCTGCCACGTTATATTGGTTTTTTCCGCCTGTATAATAAGTAACAAGAATATTTCCGGTTTTTGATATATAATCCATTATTTCAGAATTATCTTCTATTTTTTTAATTTCTAATTTTAATTCGTTTATTTGAGATTTTAAATTAGATTTTTTTTTTAATAAATTTTGATCGTATGATTCTCTCAAATCACTACGTTCTAGCTCATTAAGGGCATTTGTTAATTCTTTCAGTTGTTCTTTTTTATAGGGAAGTGAACCACGCTTATCATCGATTTTAGATAAATAAGTTTTATGCAGTTCATCTACCGTTTGCACAGTCGAAAGATATTTGTGCTTGTTTGAACGGTGTTTAAACGATGACATTCAACTAATATTAGCAAATATAAAAAACATCCTTAAGTATGAATAATTAAATATCGTGCCATTATAAATATTATTTTACAAATAATGCGTCGTTAATGTGTAAATCTTTGGAGATAATTATTTTTTTATTACATATATGCCAAAAAAATAACATAGCAAATAACTTTAAATTTAAAAACTGCGATTTTATTTGGAAACTTTGAATTTTTGCGGGTAAAATTGAATGAATTGTTTGAAAAATAATAATAGTAGGAAACTTAATGAATAAAAATATTAATGTTAGCGAAATTGACACTATCAAAATTGATATCGTAAAAAAAGCAATTTTAATGGGATGGGCGGTCACCGTGCCAGAAAACAATACAATAGTTATAACAAAAAAGAAATTCAAAATGAATAATTTGGAAACGAATACTGAACTATTATTATCTTTACTTGTGAGTAATAATGATTATGATACTTCAATAAGAAAAAAATGTTCGATAAAAGTAAATTAATTTTTAAACTATTTTTAGATGAAAATTGTAATAATAATAATTTTTTAGTAATTATTATTAGAATCACTCAAGTTTCGTTTTTTTTGTATTCTTAGAGTCGAAAATATCACGAAATATATAAAAAATAAAAATATGCAAAAAATAAAATTTATCTATAACAATAATATATACCATAATGGGTGGCGGATTAATGCAACTTGTCGCATATGGGGCCCAAGATGTCTATTTGACTGGAAACCCCCAAATTACTTTGTTCAAAGTCGTCTACAGAAGACACACTAACTTCTCCTTGGAATGCATAGAACTTTCCTCGGAAACTGTTGCCTCAGGAGCAAACAGATCTATGCAAGTCTTGCGTAACGGAGATCTTGTTACTAAATCATATTTGGAAGTTGATCTTCCACAATTAACATGCCCATCAGGCTATGGAGGAACTTATGCTTGGTGCAAACGTGTTGGTCACGCTGTCATCAAATCAGCTGAATTGTTAATCGGTGGTGCTCCAATCGATAAACACATCGGAACTTGGTTAGATGTATGGTATGAATTGACTCACACTGTTGAACAAGAACGTGGATATTCCAAAATGATTGGTGATGTAGCTGAATTAACAACATTGACAAATGGAAATGTTCCAGCAGTCTCCAACAACCCATTGGGACAAAGTGGAACTTACAGATTGTTCATTCCATTGCAATTCTGGTTCTGCAGAAACTACGGTTTGGCACTTCCATTGATTGCTTTGCAATACCACGATGTAAGAATTAAAGTAGAATTGGAAAACTTGAGCAACTTGATTGTTTACAGTTATGGATCATCTGGAGCCGCACCAAACTTTGGTTCTATGTCTGTCAACTTGAATGTTTTGTCTGATTATGTATATTTGGATGCTGAAGAAAGAAAGAGATTCGCTCAAGTCGGACACGAATATTTGATTGAACAATTACAATATGAAGATGCATTTACTTTGGCACAAGGACAAGGATACACAATCAACTTCAACCATCCTTGCAAAGAATTGATCTTCACACAAAAACTTGGTTTGTTCTCTGGTGCTCTTGGAGGTGCTTCAGTAGCTAACAGATTCTTGGCATACTGTGGTGGAAATGATTGGAACGCCGCATTGACTGACGCAGCTGAAAATGTTGCTTTGGGTATGTTCGGAACACCAACAATGACATCAACAGCAAGTGCTGTTGCCTTTGCAGCAAGTACTGCAACTCAAGTCAGCTCATACAATTTAACAACTGCTTCAGGAAAGACTTGTGAAATTGTTGTTACTGCAGTTAATGCATCTGGTATTACATCAGCTTGGTATTTACCAGTTGCTGCAAATAACTTAATTGTAAACAGTGTTAACATGGCAAGCAAATTGCAATATGTTACTGCTACTGTTGATATGACTGGATCTGGCGCATCATCACCAGTATTGGCAGGTATCACGGTCGAAGTTGCTGATGACCAACACACTTTGACAATGACTGATATCTCTATTCCATTCAACACTGGATTCAGCTCAACAATGACATCATTGGTTACTGATAACAGATTGGCAGCAAGAAAAGTCAACGATGTTTTCGTTACTCAATTCAACAACTACGGTTTGAGACTTGATGGAACTGGAAACTGTGTCAGCACTGTTCAATTGAAATTCAATGGACACGACAGATTTAACCAACGTGAAGGAAACTACTTCAACTATGTCCAACCATACCAACACCACACTAGAACTCCAGCTGATGGTATCAACGTTTACTCATTCGGTCTACACCCAGAACAACATCAACCAACTGGTACTGCAAACTTGTCCAGAATTGACTCAGTCAGATTAAACGTTGTATATTCTGATATCTACTCCACTCAACGTATGGGATCATTCTCTATCGACTACACAACCAACACTAAAGTATATCTATTCGTAGTTAACTACAATGTGTTGAGAATTATGAGTGGAATGGGTGGACTTGCCTATTCAAATTGATCAGGTTTTGGCGACAGAATGTTATATATTGTGTGTTACATACGACAAAACCATATTTATTGTGTATTATTTTTAGTTTAAACTATTAAATTTATTTTAACTGTGAATTAAAATAAAATTTTTAAAAATTTTGTTGACTCACAAAATTAAATTTGTCCAATCATTAGTACGCCACCGCTCCACACAATTAAAATATTTTTTTATATCAAACCCCCCGTAAATATATAAACAAATAATGCCAACCTAATAATTTCTCTCATATCGTACACAATTTTCCCATGGAGCCCTACAACATCGGACATGTATTATTGGTTTTTGTTGTCCATCTATGAATCAGTTCGTAGTCGAAATTTTTATTGCATGCCAAACAAGTAGAATAATATCTTTCTATATTACCATTTGAAATTGGACACTCGACGTTGCTATTACTTTCTAGTTCTTTCTTTACTATCGGCCATTCGCTAGTCTCTCTAGACCCTCGAAAATTTGTGTTAACAATAGGTTCTATTTCCATTGGTATACTTAATGTGATTCTTTTGTATTTCACATTATTTGTCCAACTTTCTCTACACATTGGGCAACACTTATGTCGCGCTGTGGATAAATGCGTTTTTAGTGCATCGTGGTCAAAATTCTTTCTACATCGTAAACATGTACAATAATATTCACCTATTAATTCCATTGTGATGGGACACTCATAATTGCTACCATTTGCCAAATCTTTTAATTCTTCCGTCCATGTATCAGTATTACGCACATGTATAGTAGTTATAGTTGGAAAATTAAAAACACGAGGTAGTGTAGCCGAAACTGTTGGAAGGGGCATATTCTACATTGGGAGACGTTCCATAAATACACTTCTTCGTTCTTCCACCATTTCTTCATCAAAATCGTCAAATTCAAATCTCGTAAGAACATCAACCATATATCTACTTACACAATATTCGCGTGATCTAAATGCTTTTTCTATATCATAATTTTTAACATAATTTACGATGTCGGGGTTATCTGACTCGATATGATTAAACATGTCAGGCACT